TATCATCTGCGTAGCATGCGCAACCAGATGAAACGAGTAGTAAAGCGTCTACCTGCGGGAGAGTGTAGTACTCCCCAGCAAGATAGACTCGCTTATTGTGTACGGCGGTTTTATGAAACCAAACTTCGCGCATTGCGTGCCTTATTTGATTGGACAGGCGCCAGCTTCACAGTCAGAGGCGTCTTCGGTGTTCAGTGTATTGATTGCGGCAACCGATGTAATAAGGCGTGTATTAGCCACCAAGCGATCATAATGCTCTTTAGAGATCGCCTCAAGAGGTGCTTGAACAAAGCCATGGTCACTATGAAGCAAGAACGACAACGATTTGTGGTTGTCCGCAAAATTGTTGTACAAATATTCCTTGATAGCGGGAAGTTCTTCTTTGCGATAGTACACGGTGCAACTGACCGAGTTGTCTGACCATTCTGCTTGCAGGCGCTTTACAACGCCGAGCAACTCAAGTGCCGTGAGGTCGTCTGCACAAACAGTGCCTTCTGGGTATGAGAAAGGAAATTCTACAACAACCGTTGAGTGATCCTTAGAGCCGTCAAACTTCAACTGCTCTTCAACATGATAACCGTGTTGGCGGCAGATGTTCACAAGCGGATGTGTTGCAGCAATGCGAATACGACGAATCATATACGGCGCATAACCCGGATGAATGCCGGGAGTTACACCTGGAAGCAACGACAAAGTGCCAGACGGTTTGACCGTAGTCAGTTTGATAGACTTAGGAAAGCCGTTTGCGGCACTATATTCTACGTCATACGCTCGAAGCGCTGCGTAGACATCGGCACACCAAGAGCGTTGCTCTTCAGTTGCTTGCAGATAACCGGTGACGCCAAGACCCATACGCATATTCTTGTTCACAACATCTTGAGTTTCTTCCAATCCAACGGCAGGAAGCGTCAAAGAGTGTTTGACAATGCGATAGAGGAGTTTGGCGGAGTCTAGGAACTCTTCGCGCGACTTCATGTTAGGCAAGAAAATCTCGCCAAGTGCACAAGTCTCGTATTTAGCCAAGGACTGTTCCGCGCATGGATTGTATGCGACAACATCAGGATCAGGATACTCAGTCTCACCAAGACGACCGATCTTACGCGAAAGATCGAGGTTGATTAGACCATACGGCTCGCCTTGGCCTTCATAGCCAGCCCAAAATTCTTCAGGCAGCGTGGACTTGCCGTCCCAAGCGATCGAGTTGTTAGACATCGCTCGCCAGTTTGGAATGTCGCCAAGGTCCCAACGCTTCGCTTTCAAGTATTCGATATCATCTGCGTCACCAATCGCGATCTGTGCAGAGCGACGAACATTGCCAGCCACAACAATAGAGCCGATGATGTTCATGATGTCCAAGCAGTCGATGGGACGCAACTTCTTACCACGACGTTGCCGCAGCACCTCAGCGATTTGGTCGATGCCAGTCACAAGAATCTCTGGGCCACTTGCGGTGCCTCCGAATCCTTTGATTGGTGCACCATAACCGCGAATGAGTTGAGTTGAGTACGTGAAGGTGTGTTTGCGATCCGCGTAGAAAGCGGCCTTGAGAACCTTACCGAGCAAAGCAACCCAACCCTCGCGAGTGTCGGGCACAATGAAATCGGCTGATGAGTTATCTTGGCGCAAAGGCGGAGTAAACTTTGAAGATACGGGAGGAAGTTTGTCTACGTACTTACGTTGAATATTGTAGCCAACTCCGGCGCCCAACATCAACAAATCCATAGCCCAAGTAAAAGGACGAATAGGTTCGTCGACAACGGTTGCAGCACAATTCTGAAGAGATGGCAATCCATACTTCTTTACGGTCTTAGTACCGAGCTGCCACAAGAAGCGGCCAGCAACAGATACTTTCAACTCCATCATATATTGTTTAGCACGCTCCAGCTCGGCGTCTGTAAACCCGACTTTGAGCTGATCCTGCGAAGCGCCTAGTACTCGGTCAATTGTATCCTCAAATTCTTCAGTTGCGCCTGCCGCGTTGACTTGACGCGCATACGTCCTTTTGTACGTCAAATATCCAACAGTGCTAAAAGGTGTGTTGTACTTAGACAAGAAATACTCCATGTGGTTGTTAGTGGTACTACGGTGATACTAATCACATCGCCCTGCATTTGAGGGCGGCGCAAAGATTTCTGCTGTGCAGTGCTATCACCAAGACACCCCGCGTAAGCGAGATGTCTCAGAAACTACACTAAGTCTTAGATACCGGTCAGACCAGTGATGGACTGCACGCCGCCGCCACGAACGTCGGCCCAACCCACATGAGTAATCATGCGAATCGCGTACATATCGTTTTGGAACATGCTGTAATACGGAGCCACGGGAGGCGTGGGCGCCGCATTGTCCATTTGCAGAGAAGCGGTATCAGACACCGAGAACGAGGGAGTGCCGAGACCGAAGTAAACTTCAGCAACGTCAACAACCATGATCGTGTTCGCAGGAGCGTTGAGCGACACGAGGATGTCCATGCCGAGCAGACGACCATTGGCCAGCTCATTCGCGAAGATGAAGTTGCCAGTGACGTTCATCATCATCGACAGACCAAGATGCACGTTCGGACGCATAATAGCAACCGGACGACGGCCAAGACCAGCGGCGGTCATAGCATTGATCGAAGTCTTCAGAGCAGCGATAACGTCAGCAGCAGTGACACCAGCGGCGGCAGTACCGACAACGCCGTTCAGCAGACCAGCGGGCGATTTCGCGGGAGCGGATCCAGCAGCGTTGGCAGAGAAAGCCTGAGCATCAAGCACAGCGGCGGTGTCGCGGATGATAGCGTCACGCAGGATGGGCTCAATAGCAGGAACCGACTTCGCCAGAATCTCCGAAGTGCAAACGGTGATAACACCAAGCTTGCAGGAATCAACGTTCTTCGACGCGAACACGGTTTGCTTCACCGGAATCGTGCCGCCTTCAGAGATGAAAGCGCCCGACAGGTTGTTAGCATTGCCGTTGTAGAAGGGGATGATGACCTTGTTGGTGTTGTCAAACGACAGGGTCATTCCGCCTTTTGCGGCGAGCTGCGGAAGAAGAGCAGCAGGACGCAGCAGGTCCATAAACGTGCCGTGCGCATCGCGAACGAGTTCTTGCGCCCAACCAGCCACATCAGTGCGAGCAGCAGCGGTCGACGCTTTGGTCACTTCAAACGTGCCCGAGTCTTCGCCGTAGAGTTGCGCAGCGACGTCAAGAGCCGAACGACCTTCAGCCTTAGCTTTCAGTGCGACGACAGCAGACTTCTCGAACGAATACTCAGAAGCGGCCTTCGCGCGATTGAAAGCGGGAGCCGACTTCGACAGGAGCACAGACTCGGCCTTGGTGAGCGACTCAACCTTGGCTTGGTCTTCTTCGATAGACTTGGTCAGCGTCTCGAGGACGGACACATCAACGTCTTCACCTTCAGCGGCTTTCTCAGCCAGTTGAGCAAGCTCCGACTTCTTTTCTGCGATAGCCAGTTTAGCGGCTTCAATGCGTTGTGCAATAGTAGACATAATTACTTCCTTTTGAGGACCTTGTTGGCGGCTTCAAGAGCGGCCAGCATTTGTGGGTCTGTAACTTTAGGCTCGCGCCTAAACACGGAGTTGCTAAAAGAGGACTTAGCGAGCAGTTCATTTGCTTTGTCGACAGCCAGAGTAGTCGGCGTAAGGTCATCACTGTCAACGTCAATGTCGGAATCGACTCGGTTGGCAGGATTGGTTACAAAGCTCTTGATGACATCATCACTAATGGCAAGGGACTTAGCGATCCGCAGTGCCGATTGATTAGCAGGAACTGACACGAGAGAAATCTCGCGCAGAACCGCTTTATGAATAATGTGGCCACGTGAGGGTTTGCCAGAAGCGTCTTTGCGTTTTTCAAACGTCTTCGCTTGGAAACCAACAGAGGTGGCATTCAAAATATGAGCCTCAACAAGTGCGTGTGCATATTTCAGCGTGTCACTCACAGGTGGGGCAAGTGTTAGGTCTGCAACTGTTTCATAGCCGCCGTTAGGTCGAGCACGTGTGGTCAAGTTAGACCACTTGCCGATTGGCATGTCATGTTTGTGTTGCAAGAGTGCGATTGGGTTACGCTTGAAGTCGTCAAGGACCCAACCGTCCTGTTTGATAATGTCATCATCACGGTCAGGATCGTCCGTGCTAACCACGAATTGATATGTAGGTTGCGTG